CACGCCTACGCTTTTACGTTGGCCTCATGCTTGCGCTTACAGTCTTTGGCTCTACGATGGCAATCATCTACGCGGTGACGTTTGTGACCCAACCTCTAGGCGAGGTCCAGTCAGAAAACGATAAGGCGTTCTTTACTTTGCTTTCAACAACCGTATCATTTTTAGTTGGAGTCATCTCCGGCTTTATGCTTAATGGCACTAGTGCCGCTGGTAAGACAGAAGAAGAATAAACTAGATTCGACCGAAGTCGTCTTCATATCTAACGATGTCGTCTTCACCAAGATACTCGCCTGTCTGAATCTCGATAAAGACTAGGTCCATATCACCTTCAGCTCTTACGCGGTGAACTTCTCCAACTCCGATTGACACGTAGTCTCCTGGGCCAAGATGAAGTATCTGGTCAAATAACTCTACCTCTGCATAGCCTTGCGTGATGTACCAATGCTCTGCGCGGTGTTTGTGCGACTGCTTACTAAGACGGCTTCCTGCCTCAACATGTATTCGCTTAACCTGCACCTTTTGCTCAGTGTGAAGGATAACGTAAAAGCCCCAAGGGCGAACAAAGATCTCTGGTGTCATGAATGAACTGTATCATAAAAGTAAAAAAGAATCGAGTCTAGCACTGGCAGCGCTTTGTATACTACCCTAAAGGTAGCCCGCTAATCGACTACCCACTCAATGTCTACCCAGCCAGTGCTAGACACTCAACTCTGAAGTTGGAGTGGATGACAGTTGTACGTCTTGTCCAGGACGATTCACAATGGCGGGCGTGGCTAGACTTCGCTTTCGTCGTGACAAGCTACTAGTAGCGGCACCAGGCCAGAGGTGATAGTTAAATTATAACAGGAAGGCTAGGCGTCTTTTAACGTATCTACCCAGCCGATAATGTCCTGAACAGATAGGTCCATAAGGGCGTCTTCTCCTAGAAGCTCCTCCATGCGAATCATGATGTCGTTAAGCTCGTCGCGGTCTACACCACAGATCTCTACGATATGAGCTTCCATTAAAAGCATCAATTCACGCATGAATTCAATAGGAACTAACGCAAGACCCTCTTCTTCAAGGTACTGCATAAGTACGTCGTCATCTTTACTAAAGTCTGGGTCAGGATAATCCATTGTCTAATAGTATCTCAAATAACCTGCGGTGATAGCTTTTAGGTAGTTGAATCTTAAATTATTTTACTTCTTATCAGGCCACCAAGAAGTCCTACTAAGAAGTCTTATGCTATGGTAAAGTATGGGGTACATATGGAAAGACTTAATCTACAGACTATACAGGACGCCGAAACTCAACGCGAGCAATTAAACAATCTAGACCTTAAAGCTATGTGGGAGAAGCTAGACGAGCTTGTTCCTCCAGACTTTCAGCAGTAGCTATTTTTATTCTTTAAGCCCTGCCAAACCGCTTAAACCCTGTTAAAATCCGTACATCCTTGACCTTAAGGATGTACAATGTCTTTGTATAGTTGTAGGTATTGAAATATTGTACATTAGCGATAGAAGGTACTGTTTTTGACTAAGAATGTACAGCCTGAAAAGCAGGTAGAACATGCCCTTTTGTATGCTCGAGTGAGTACTCAGATGCAGGTTAATGACGGCATGAGTATGGAAGCTCAGGAGAAGACTTTACGCAATGCGGCAGAGTTTGCAGGCTTCTCAAGCGTAGAAGTCCTGCTTGAAGAAGGCCGCAGTGGTAAGTCAATTACAGGCAGACCCGTCCTACGAGACGCACTAACTAGACTCGATAACGGAACTGCGCAGGCTTTGATTGTCACGCGTATAGACAGGTTGGCAAGATCTACTACCGACTTCCTATCAATAGTAGACCGTGCGGCTAAGAATAACTGGCGTCTAGTCCTTCTCGACTTAAACCTAGACACCAGCACGTACCAAGGCAGGTTCGTTACAACCATCATGTCTGCTCTTGCAGAGATGGAACGAGGCATCATCGCAGAGCGTCAAAAAGATGTACATAAACACAGACGAGATAATGGGCAAGTGTGGGGAGTAGACCTAGGACCTAAGCAATTGATCTCCGACGAGATCCGCAACCGTATTGTTGAAGAGCGAGAAAAAGGTCTTTCTTTGCGTGCTATTGCAAACACGCTGCAAGCTGAAGGTATCCCTACTGCTTACGGCGGGAAATGGTCTGCCTCTAGTATTAAGTACGTGCTAGATCAACAATCAGAAGAACCAAAGTAAGATAGAATATGCTTTATGCCTATTTTAACTTCATCATCTAGTGCGACTAAAGGCTCTCCTTCTGCGCCTAACATCGATTCTGCCAGTGATTTAACAACAGGTGGCGCAGTTTCTGTAGCGTTTAGCGCACCTTCATTTTCTAAGCTACCAATTACTTCATACACAGTAACAGCCTCGCCAGGCGGAGCAACAGGTACGGGTTCATCTAGTCCTATTACTGTTAGCGGATTGAGCAACGGCACAGCATACACATTTACAGTTACAGCAACGTCTGCCGCAGGAACTTCTTCTTCATCCAGTGCATCTAGTTCTGTTTCGCCTACTAAGGTATACGCAATAGGAGAAGCTGGGCCCGCTGGTGGAATTGTATTCTATGATGCTGGTTCAACTTTATCTTGGGGTCGCTACTTAGAGGCAGCGTCGTCGGACACATCTTCTGCGCCTTGGTCTGGCTCTAACAGTACAAACCAATCTATAATATTTTTTGGTTCTGGTACTTCAACTGGAATTGGCACTGGAGCATCAAATACTTCCAACATGATATCTCAAAGAAATGCCAATGATTCTGGTCAAAATACAGCAGCGACTAGGGCTCGCGCAGTTGCTCAAGGAGGAGCTAGTTGGTCTTTGCCTTCTAGAGACGAGCTATCTCAACTTCACGCAAGAAGAGGTGTTGTTGGAGGCTTTGCAACGGATTACTACTGGTCTTCGTCTGAATCCGCTCAAAGCGGAGGATGGTCATTCTTTTTTACCGATTCTTTGCAATCACGGGCGAAATCTTTAAGCAGCAGGGTTCGAGCAGTACGAGCGTTTAGTTAAAGGAGCAACAGGTGCAAGGATTTTACAAAAACGACAACGGCTTTTTAGTCTGGTCTGCAGACAGAGTTCTTAATGAACGCTTTGAACTATGGCTAGATCAAAAGGATACATATACGTATCCTGTCGAAGGTTGGTACTGGTTTGATTCCGAAGTTGAAGCGCGTAATACACTTGAATGTTACAGTCCATCACCTTTCCCTTCCTGGGTCTTAAATACAGCAACAGCCCAGTATGAGCCTCCAGTTGCTTATCCATCAGACAATAAAATATACGCCTGGGACGAAAACGCAGTTTCATGGGTAGAAGTTCAATAGTCTTAAAAAGATAGAGCCGGACGCGCGATTACTCGCGCTATCCGGCTCTTTACGTTTTAGGCGTTCTCTCCCGGGACACCAAAAACTAGTATTACTATATACCTAAAAGGTCTACTTAACAGGCAATCCTGTAATAGATTTCCAAGTTTTTGCATCAACGATGCCAGTTACAGGTAGCTTCTTAGCCTTCTGGTGGGCCATGACAGCCTTCTTTGTGACTGGACCGAATTGACCGTCGGCTGGCTTAATCTCAAGTGCTGCCTGAACAGTCTTAACGTGAATACCAGACTCGCCGGGATCAATTGTCTCTCCAGGATAAACCTTACCTGTTGTATCCTTTTCCTTTACTACCTTAGGAGCAACAGGCGCTGCCGCTGATCCAGCGTAGTCAGGACGGCCCCAACCGACAACTCCAACAACAAGTTTCTTCTTGTTGTTCTTTAGGTACGCGCGCTCCTTCTTGCAGGTTTCCCCGCCGTTGCGCTGGTCACCCTTAGCGTTGCCTGAGGTGTTTCCCTCTAGGCAAATCATTGTGCCGTCCTTGTTATCCTTTACGACGATTCCTACGTGCGAGATGCGGTTAACGCCATCGCCTGGGAAGTCAAAGTAAACGATGTCGCCAGGTTGTGGAGTGTTGACTCCGTCGTTGTCATACCAACGCTTTTGCTTCTTAAAAGCATCTGCGCCTGCAACTGTTGAAACGGTGTTAGGCACCTTAACTCCAGCTTGGTTTGCGCACCACATTACGTATGATCCACACCATGGCAAGAAGTTTGCCTTTGTGAACGCGCCGTACTTTGTTTCGTTATCCTTAGGACCCTCAACGGTTCCTACCTCAGCAAGCGCAACTTCAATAAGTCGCGCGGCTGTTCCTTGGGCTGCTGCCATTTTTTATCCTCCAAATGCTTTCGTGAATCCTTCAGGGCAGGTTTTTGTACAAATTAGATCTGCAATAACAGGTGCAAACGCTGCTCCGATTGCAATACCAACACCTGCCGGTGTTGCCCATAATGCTGCCGAATCTAAACTTTTAGCCAAACAATTTGAGATTATATTGTTTAGCAATGTGTGATCAATGCTTTCGCTAACATATGGTATTGCTAAAAAGCCATCTGTTATAAGTTTACTCATTTCGGTTACCACCAACACTTTTGCTGCCGCGTCTGCGGTGTAAAGAATTGGCTGTGCCATAAGTGATAAAGTGCTTGATGCAGCTGCACCTTCAGGCTGCGCCGGTGTAAATAATGCAACAACTCCCGCAGAGATCGCGGCAGTCACTGCTATATTACAAGCGTTTTTATCTGCCCACTCATACGCTTCTACTACACCATCTTTTACTACTTCATAGCCTTCTTGGACTCCAGACCCTATAGTGTTTCCAAGATCAATGATTGCTGGCACAAACTCTTCTTCAAACTCCATAGCAACAATGTCTTCAAACCTATGATTCTTTTCAGGGTGGTCGTGAATGTACTGTATTGCTTTAGCGGTAAGTCCTTGAGTGCCGCAGTCTGAACCAGGCCATTCACCACCCCAACCGTAAGATCTTACTTCGCCGATGGGACAATCTGAGCGATGATAAACAATACCGATACCGTTTTGCTCTGCCATGTTTATCTGCCTCCCTTAGGCTTTGACGGCTTTGGCTTTGACTTCTTACATCCGCATGTTGCGCACATAGTTTTTACCTCTCTTTAGTTTCTTATTTAACAATTACTACTGTGATTTTTGCCTTAGGGCACTTTGCGTTTGCATCCTTAATTGCCTTGAGCTCTCTGTCGTCAACTGTAAGTGACCAACGTAGTTTTACGTGAACCCAATTCTTAATGTATGTGCAAACGTCTTTTGCAGGTAGCCAGTCGGCTGGATCCTGATCTGACTTAGAGCGATTAGTCGCTGCGGTGACAGCAATCAATGCGTTAACGTCTCCCGTGTCATTTGCGTATACCTCGCGCTTAGCCTTATCCCACGCCTTAGCGCCTGAATCCCAAGCCTCGGCTAGAGGAACCATGTGGTCAACGTCTAGTCCAGAAAAATTTGTAACTGTCAATCCGTCATACGCGGAGTACCACTTGCCTGTATCCTTTACGATCTTGCAACCTTTGTCAACCTTAGGCTTAACAAGAGCCTCCTGAATAATCACGTCGTTGCGTGTGTTGCAACCGTTCTTATCAAGATCCGACCAGTGCTTAAACTGCGAGCGCGCGTAGCCTTCACGAACGTCTGGCGCAACCTTTAGCGCTTTAATTCCAGCGTCTACCGTTGCAAACGTTGTAGGCTTATCCGCCGCAAACGCTCCTGTTGATGTTGCTACGATAATAAAAAGTACGATAGGCATTACGCCTTTTGTCGTGTTATGCTTGCGCATTATAGTTCCTAACCGCGAGAGTAGCGAGAAGCAAGACCCCAATCGACCTCGCCAGTTTGTACAGCGCGTGGAACAAGTACACGACCTTGAATCTCAGCTTTTGAACCAAGAC